ACGGAGGACGGCAAGGAGCTGTTCCAACTGGGCAACCTCAAGGATGACATCAGGCAGCTGGAAAAATACGGGGATGCACTCGACAAGCTGAAGGAAAAAGGTATTTCCGACAGCCTAATGGGTGAGATTGCCGGCATGGGCGTGCAGGATGCCCTAGACTACATGAACAAGCTGATTTCCATGTCCGATACGAAATTCGACCAGTATGTTTCCCTTTTCGAGCAGAAGCAGCAGATGGCGCAGGGCGTGGCGGAAAAATTCTACAAGGGCGAATTTGACGCTCTGGAGAAATCCTACACAGGAGAAATTCCTGCATTTCTGGCTGGTGTAAAGGCGGAGATTTCCGATGTTGGCGCAGCGGTATCCGAGAGTATGCAGGCGGTCAGTGCGGAGGGTGTTTCCGAAGGGATTGCGGAGCAGCAGCCCATTGTTGCGGAGCAGGCAAAGCAACTGACCGAAACGGCGAAGGAAGAAATTGCAGGCTATCAGACGGATTTTAAAGCCGTTGGGGAAAGCCTGATGGAAGGCGTTGCAAAGGGCGTGCGTGACGGGCAAAGCGGTGTTGTCAATGCAGTTGCGAAGGCATTACAGGCGGCGGTGCGTGCGGCGAAAAAGGAAATGGACATCAACAGCCCCTCTCGTGTGATGGCGAAAATCGGCGATTACATGGCGCAGGGTATCGGTGTGGGTTGGTCTGACCGCATGGACAGTGTTTCGGATACCATCAGTGGCAGCCTGTCCGATGGGTTCAGCCGCAGAATGTCCGATGCGTATGAGAAAATGCGTGCCGCCATGAATCAAAACATGGTACGCCTGCGTGGGGATATTGCCGTTCAGCGTGGCGGAGATACGTCCTATATCACAAAGACGGTCAATCATACAGAAGGAAATACGGTACTGCAGATTGAGCATTTCCATAATGACAGCAAGGAAGCAGTGCCGAGTCTGATGCAGGAAATGGAATTTTCACGCAGACGCAGAGCCATAGCAAAGGGAGGTGCATAAATGGGTTGGTTTCATTTTAAAGGAAAGGACAGCCGAGACTTCGGGATTCTGATTTCTGCCGCACCCGAGAAGGTCAGAGCGGAGAGAAGGGTGGATTATGTTACCATCCTGGGCAGAAACGGAGAGCTGACAGTGGATGAAGGAACGTATGCGCCGTATGTGCTTTCGGTGGAGTGCGGCACCAGAGGGAGCGAAAATCTGGATGAAATACTGGCGTGGCTGAACGGTGCAGGGGATCTGATTCTCTGCACAGAGCCGGATAAGGTCCTTCGGGCATCCATCTACAACAAAATTTCTGTCGCAGATATGATTTACCTGTATAACAGCTTTCTGCTGCAGTTTCGGGTGCAGCCCTTCAAATACAGCGTCAATGCCGCAGGGGATGCTTTGGAACTGACCGCCCCGACCACCATCCGCAACAGTGGCACAGTATACAGTGAGCCACTCATTACGGTTTACGGCAGTGGGAATATCACGCTTACTATCAATGGGGCGGATTTTCCCCTGTACGGCGTGCAGGAAAGTATTACCATTGACAGTGAAATGATGGAGGTGTTTAAGGGCAACGCCAACCAAAACGGCAAATACGGCGGTGCGGAGTTTCCAAGATTTGAGGTCGGGAAAAACGAAATCAGTTGGACGGGGAATGTCAGCAAAATAAAAATACAGCCCCGTTGGAGATGGCTGTAGTTGTCGAAAAATGAAATTTATGGTATGGTATAAATGAAGGATTGCCAACTGGCGGTTAGTCACTTCCCGTGAAGGAGGTGACGCTTATGGTTACATACGAAGGGTTATTTACTTTTTGCTTAGTAATCATCGGAGTTATTTCCTTGTTTCATAACAAGAAATAATGAAAAAGCCGCCTAACCTGCGAAGTTAGACGGCTAAACCCATACATTCGGACTAGCCGCCCTGCGAAAGGTGGCAATCCTTCTCTTATGCTTATGATAACAAAAGAAAGATATTCTGTCAAGAAAGGCGCATCTGAAAATAAAACAGATGTGCTTTTTTGATGTGGAAAACAGAAAGGAGTGGGAAAATGGCAAAAACGTATAATCGGCTGGAAATTGATGTGAACAAAAAGCCGAACAGCATCGGGATTCGCCCTGTGCAGAATGATACAAAATCCAGATATCTGGATGTATGCCTGTATGAAAACGGTGTGCCAATCAATCTGACAGGTGAGCAGGTGCGTATCACATTCAGAAAGGCGGACGGCAGCACATTTTTCAATCAAGGAGAAGTGACGGATGCGACTGCGGGCAGATGCCAATTTGCCTTGACGAATGAAATTCTTTCCGAGGCAAAGGCAGTAGAGGCGCAGATTTCCGTATGGAATGCAGGCGGTCAGATTTTGTCTACGCAGGTGTTTGAAATCTATGTAACGGCGGCAATTCCTTGGACGGATGCGGTAGAAAGCGAAAACGAATACGGCGTTCTGGTGGTGCTGTTTCAGGAAATTCAAGATGCACTGGATACCATGCACAAGATTGCCGCAGCATTCGGCGAGCCTGGGGACAAGGCGGCAGAGTACGGCGTGGATACATTCTGGGGGATTTTGGAAATGCTTGCACAGCGTGGGGATGTGGAGAGTGCGCTGGAGAAAAAGATTAAAGCCTATTTGAATAGTACGATTGGGACAAGTGGGTTTCAGTCGTTGGATAAAATGCTCCCCGCAAAGAGTGGTACGCAGACCTTTACCGAAAATGGCACGTTTACCGTTCCCGATGGCGTAACGAAAATTTGGATTACTGCCTGTGCAGGTGGGCAGGGAGGCACCAGATATAGTAATAGTGGTTCTTATTGTTACGGCGGAAAAGGAGGTGATGGTGGCGAGTGCATCATAAGGGAGCCGTATTCTGTTTCAGCAGGACAAACAATAAGCATTACTGTTGGCAACGGTGGTAGTGCAGGTTCAAATGGCACACCTACGATTATCGGAAACCTCGTTACACTCCGAGGTGGAGGTACTACAACAGGGCTTGTTGGTGCTGGTGTTGGTGGTGAAGGAGGATTCTATTACAGCGACTCCTCCAGTAATCGTGGGGCTGAATATGGACTAGATGGAGTTAGAGGTAATGGAGGTACAGTAGCGGATAGATCGGTAAGAAGTTCCCCAAATGGTGGCGGCGGCGGCGGTTCTTATGGCTGCGGAGGAAATGGTGCTGATTCTTCAAAGGGGGCATCTCAATTTCCGCCAGGTTATGGTGGTGGCGGTGGCGGCGGTAGTTATAATTATACTGGTGCATCTGCTGGCGGCGATGGCATCGTCATCATCGAATGGTGAGGTGAGAATATGAAAACTTACGCAATGATTTTACAAAACAGAGTGATTGACGTTCTGAAAGACAGGGAAACAGAACCCTACTATCCACCAGACCCATCGGGCAATCCTGTGACTGCTATTCCTTGTGACGATACCGTTACGCTTGGTATGATTTATGATTCTGAAACGGGTACGTTTTCGGAATACACACCACCCGAACCCGAACCCATCCCCGAACCACCTCTTTCCGAAACCGAACAGGCGATTTTAGACACAGCAATCAATGTAGACTATTTGGTCTGCATGAAGGAATTGGAAATTTGAAAGGAGTAGATAGTTATGACATACGCAAGACTGAAAAAACTGATTAGCAGAGGTGCATACGACAAAGAGGACATGCTGAACAAATTAGATGTGTTCCTCATGGCGAACCGCATCACCGAGGAGCAGTATCAGGAACTGGTAGGCATGATGGAGTGATGTTATGATTACCATTCACGAAAAAACGGCAAAGACATTTGACACATTCGGGCTGGGGGCATTGGTTCCCAGCCATTGTGTTGTGGAAGAAGAATTAAACGGGGCGTATGAACTGGAGCTGAAGCACCCCTATGACGATGGCGGCAAGTGGAAACGCATTGAACGGGGGCGAATTCTCTACGCATCCACGCCCAGAGGGATGCAGCCGTTCCGCATTTACTACGTCAAACCAACCATGAAGGAAATTGCGGTCAACGCAAGGCATATTTTTTATGATTTACTGGACAACCAGTGCGAACCAATCAGCCACAGCGGTACGGCTACGGCGGCACTGGCGGCATTACAGGCGGCGTTTGCCTACCCCATGCCCTTTTCCTTTGATACGGATATTTCGCTGACAGGCACGCTCACAACGGGGCGTATGAATCCCGTACAGGCGTTGTTATCGGACGATGACGAAGCAACCTCGTTTGTGAAGGGCTACGGCGGCGAACTGCTGCGGGATGGCTTTCGGGTATCCGTCATGGCGGCACTGGGGCAGGACAGGGGCGTTTCCATCCGCTACGGGAAAAACCTTGTCGGGCTTGAGGTGACGGAGGATGAATCGGAGGTCAAGACACGCATTATCTGCTACGGCAAGAACGGCAGTGTAACGCTCGAAAGCCCCCATCTGGGCGATTATATTTACCCGAAGATTTATACCCTAGAGGATGAAAATAAGACGCTCTCCGAGGTGCAGGAGGAGGCACAGGCGTTGCTTGATGGCGGCTGTGATATTCCGAGTATTAACATCAAGGTGGATTTTGTGGCACTGGAAAAGACGGTGGAATATCGGGAGTATGCCGTTTTGGAGGAGGTCTTTCTGGGGGATATGGTAACGGTTATCAATACCAAAATGGGATTTCGGAAACAGGCGAAGGTTATTTCCTATGAATGGGATTGCCTTCTGGAGCAGTACAACGATGTGGAATTGGGGGATTTCATCCCCACGCTTGCGGCATCCGTTACCAGTGGCGTGAAAAGCGGTTCGCTCGCGTCAACGGCGTACATCAATGCCGCTTCGGTTATGACACTGCTCCAACAGCATTTGAATGATTTTAACAATCCGCACCATGTCACAGCGGCACAGGTGCAGAGTTAAGGGGAGGGATGGTTTATGGAAAACATTGAAAAAATGGTGCAGGAGGCACTGGATAGCACCAAGTCCGCACACAAGCGGATTGACCGCATGGAGAAGCGGCAGGACAATCTTGAGGAGCTGACAAATGCGTTTTCGGTCCTGCAAAACGAGCAGGAGCATATCAAAACGGATGTAGGGGAAATCAAGGACGATGTGAAGCAGCTGGTCTCCAAGCCTGCAAAGCGTTGGGATGGGCTGATTGATAAGGCTATTGCTGTAGTTGTCGGTGCGGCTATCGGGTTTCTGCTGAATGGTGGCGGTTTATGATGAAAAAACGCAGACGGATTCGTTTTCCACCAAAGATAAATGATGATACCATGTCCAGCATTGTGATTTATTCGTTGGTATTCTGCGCAGGAATCACGATTGCGGGCATGGTATTAGGTGCATTTGACCATGATGTGAGTGCTGTGGTTGACAGTGCGCATCGTGTATTTGGGACAGAATTAGGCATCTGTGGTCTGATGAAGCTGTACGATAAAGGCGTGGAGCAGGCGGAACGCAGGAAGCGGCGAGAGGAAGGGAAGGAGATTGAATAATGTTTTTAATGGAAAATTGGTATCTGGTGGTTGCGCTGATGGCGGTTGCAGGGATGGTCGGTGTGTTTATCGGGCGTTTTCTGAAAATGCCAACATCCGAGCAGAGAGAAAGGGTAAAGGAATGGCTGCTGTGGGCGGTCACGCAGGCAGAAGCGGAGCTGGGGAGCGGCACAGGCAAGCTGAAGCTGCGGCAGACCTATGATTTATTCATTCAGCGGTTTCCTGCATTGGCTATGGCGGTATCCTTCGATACCTTCTCCCTGTGGGTGGATGAGGCACTGGAGGAAATGCGAAAAATGCTGAAGGAAAATAAGGCGGTCAAGGAAATTGTGAAGGGGTGATTACATGGCGAAAAAAATGACAGGAAAAGAATTGGTAGCCTTCTGCCGTTCCAAAATCGGCACACCGTATGTTTACGGCATGAAGGGCAAGGTTATGACAGAGCAGAACTATAAATTTCTGAAAAACACCTACGGGAAAATGGTCTGGCTGAGTGACAGGGATAAAATCGGGAAGGTCTGCGTGGATTGCAGTGGTCTGATTTCGTGGGCGTGCGGCGTGACGCTCGGTTCGGGCCAGTGGAAGGCAAGGGCAACCAAAATCAACCCCATTTCCACCATTGAAAATGCACCCATCGGGGCGTTGGTCTGGATGCAGGGGCATATCGGGGTATACACTGGCATGAAGAACGGCTACCCCTACTACATAGCCGCTGACGGTTCGGCTTACGGCGTGCGAGAAGTCCCCCTGCGGTGTAATAAATTCACACATTGGTTGTTGGTTGAGGATGTTTTTCAATACGAAATGAGGGATGATGAAGTGGTAGAAAAATGCAAAATGATTATCAATGGCAAGGAACATACAGTGGAACGGATTTTGAAGGATGGCATTAACTATATCAAAATTCGGGATGTGGCGGATGCTATCGGGTATAGTGTTACCAGTAAGGGCAGCGTTGCGGTGTTGACGAAGAAATGATAAGTATACTTGCAATAATTCTATAGAATTTTGAAAGTTTAAGCGAAAATAAATAGAATTTGATTAAATAAAACAAAAGGAGCGAAAAAGTATGAACGAAAAGGATTTTTTGGAATGGTGTAAAAAAGAGGTTGCAGAGTACACAAACAAGCACTTGGACAAAAGCGATAATAAGAAGATTACTTCTGATGATGTTTTTATGGTGTGGTGCTGCAAGACGTTGCAGAACAATAAGGCACTGCTTTCCACAACTCTTTTTGATGGTATGTATTATGAATGTACATACAATGGAGATAAACAGGAAATGTACATCGACGCATATAAGAAATGGGAAAACTTCAAGGTGGCGAAATAATCGTTTTGTTGAGGTCAACAAAATGGTATAATGAAAGTGCTCAAGATTTCATAAAGAGTCATACATAGGCAATACAAATCGCTCCGGCTGGTAACCGGGGCACTCTGGATTCTTAGCTCAGTTGGTCAGAGCATCCGGCTCATAACCGGACGGTCCTCGGTTCAAGTCCGAGAGAATCCATTTTGACAATATTTGTGATTTGATATACGATACTAGACAGATTTTGAGCAGACGGAAAGAATAATTTACATGAAAAACGTCAAATGAATTATAGAGCATAAAAATGTATTGAACGTACTCCGGTGTCCTTCGGGTCCGGGGTCTTTTTTTTAACTTGCTGGCGATTTGCCGGTAACTTGCCACAAAACACTGAATTTTGATAAGTTGAGTGGAAGAAGCACCGGGACAGTATTAAAAAGGATAGAAGGGTATGTGAGACTTTTTCTGTAAAATAATGTTTAGAAGGTTCTTCTATGATACA